AGCCATTAATGCCAGCGGTGGCACGTACGTTTACGCTGCCTTTGCCGAAAATCCATTTCGCAACTCTCTCGCACGTTAAGGACCAACCATGTTTGCAATTGTTCAAAACGACACTATTGTCCAGCTTGTGCCAGAGGGCACAGCCTTTGACTTAGACGGGGTTCAGTACCCTGCCAACTGGTGCAACTTGTCAACCCCCGAGGACAAGGCTGCTATCGGCATGGTCGATGTGATCTACGGTCAACCGCCGTCTGACACCTACTACTGGGTGACGCAAGATGCGCCAGTGCTGGTTGACGGTCAGGTAGTGGTGAACTACACCTCAACACCCAAGGACTTGGACCAGACCAAAGCCACCTGCAAGTCGCAGATCAACAACACAGCCTACACGCTGCTGTTCCCGACAGACTGGATGGTGGTGAAGGCCACAGAAACCAGCACCCCGATGGCCCCTGCATGGAACACATGGAGACAAAGCGTGAGGACCAGAGCAGACACTTTCCGGGCAGAGGTGGAAACCGCCCCGAGTATGGCCGAAGTTGAGTTCGTAATGAACAACATGGCATGGCCCCACGATCCCAATTACACTGAACCCGTACAGTCAACAGAGGTGCAACCATGAAAACTTGGTCTATTGAGCAGATGCAGTGCTTCCCCAGCGTAGACGGCAAGCAAAATGTCGTCTACGTGGTCAACTGGCTCTTGACAGCCACGGCAAATGGTCATACTGTTCATATATACAATACGGCAAACCTTGAGTACGACTCGGGTTCGCCGTATACTGAGTACGCAGATTTGACCCCCGAGCAGGTGCTTGGCTGGGTTAAAAATGCACTCGGTAACGAGCAAGTGCGTGCCTACGAAGTTGAAGCCGATGAGCTTTTGGCTAAGAAAGCCGCACCTCAACTGGCAACGCCAGGTCTGCCTTGGGCAAATCAGGAATACGTGCCAATCAAACTGTACTGATGCAGTCCATCAGGAACTCACACGAGTTAAAACTAAATGACTGAAGAAGTCCAAGCCCTAGCGGAAGTAGACTCCGCGCCAACCACGGATGTGACGGCCACACCTGAAGTTGTTGAAAGTACGCCGGAAGTCGCTGATACCGCAACCGAAACTACCGCGAGTAAAACCTTTACTCAGGAAGAATTGGATGCAGCCATCGGCAAACGCCTCGCAAGAGAGCAACGTAAGTGGGAACGAGAGCAGGCACAAAGACAGGCGGAAACGCAGGTCTTGAAAGCAGCACCAACGGCCACCGTTGACCAGTTTGAGTCTCCTGAAGCCTATGCGGAAGCACTGGCCCTCCAGAAAGCCGAAGAACTGATCGCCAAACGGGAAGCCGCCAAGCAGCAATCAGCCGTTCTTGAGAGCTATCAAGAGCGTGAAGAAGCAGCGCGGGACAAGTACGATGACTTCGAGCAAGTCGCCTACAACCCCAAGCTACCAATCACCAACGTGATGGCCGAAACGATCCAGTCTTCCGACATTGGTCCTGAGTTAGCGTACTACCTCGGCTCCAACCCAAAAGAAGCAGATCGCATCTCACGCATGACGCCACTCGGTCAGGCGAAGGAAATCGGGAAGATCGAAGCCAAACTGGCCGCTGAACCTCCCGTAAAACGAACCACATCTGCACCTGCACCGATTTCACCTGTTACGGCGAGAGCCTCTGGCGCTCCAGCTCACGACACTACGGACCCACGGTCTATCAAGACCATGACAGCCTCGCAGTGGATTGAAGCTGAACGCGCTCGGCAGATGAAAAAGATGCAAGCCCAGATGATCCGCTAAACTTTTAAAGGACTTTTGAAATGTCAAACAGCATTCTCACGATCGACATGATCACCCGCAAGGCTCTCGAAATCCTTGAGAACAACCTTGTACTTACCCGCAACGTGAACCGCCAGTACGACGACAGCTTCGCTGTTGAAGGTGCCAAGATCGGTTCTACACTGCGTATCCGTTTGCCCGACCGCGCTCTGGTGACTGACGGCGCCGCCCTGCAAGTTCAGGACGACAACGAACAGTTCACCACTTTGACCGTTGCCAACCAAAAGCACATCGGTGTCAACTTCACATCCGCTGAATTGACCATGCAGTTGGACGACTTCGCTGAACGTGTGCTCAAGCCTCGTATCAGCCAGTTGGCCTCCAGCATCGATGCTGACGTTGCCAACGCATTCAAGACCATCGGTAACTCGGTCGGCACTCCTGGCACCACTCCTTCGACTTCTTTGGTGCTGTTGCAAGCCCAGCAGAAGCTGAACGAGAACGCTGCCGTGATGAACCCACGTTACGCCACTGTCAACCCCGCCGCTAACGCTGGTTTGGTTGAAGGCATGAAAGGTCTGTTCAACCCCACCGACACCATCAGCAAGCAGTTCAAGAACGGCATGATGGGCACTGGCGTGCTGGGTTTTGACGAGATCAACATGTCTCAGTCCATCAAGCAGTTCACCACTGGTTCGCGTGACGCATCTGCCGCCACTGTGACCGCTGCTGCCGTGACCTCGGAAGGCGCGTCCACTCTGAGCCTGTCGCAAGCCTCGGTGACCACCACCATCAAGGCTGGTGATGTGTTTACTATCGCTGACTGCTACGCTGTCAACCCACAGACCCGCGAGACAACTGGTTCTTTGTTCCAGTTCGTGGCTTTGGCTGACTCCACTGCTGTTGCCGGTACATGGTCTGTGACCGTTGCTCCGATCTACTCGGCTTCCAACGCTCTGGCTACCGTGAACACTTTGCCCGGTAACAACAAAGCTGTGACCTTCATCGGCGCTGCTTCTACCTCCTACGCTCAGAACTTGGTGTACCACAAGGATGCCATCACCTTCGCTACAGCCGACTTGCTGTTGCCACAAGGTGTTGACATGGCTGCTCGTGCTGTTCACAACGGTATCAGCTTGCGCGTTGTTCGTCAGTACGACATCAACAACGACCGCCTGCCTTGCCGTATCGACGTTCTGTACGGCTACAACACCATCCGTCCACAGATGGCCTGCCGTATCTGGGGCTAATCTAACGCCCCTCCGGGGGCGTTGTCTATATCAATTTTGAAAGGAAATTATCATGGCACTTCCAAACGGCGCAGGCGGTTACCAACTCGGTGACGGCAACACAGGCGAAGCTCAACTGTTCGTGCAAGGCGCTCCTACAGCGCTGACCGCAGCAGCAACTCTGACCGCTGCTCAACTGGCAAACGGTCTGTTCACATACACCGGCGCAGCCGTCAACTTGACTTTGCCCACCGTGGCTTTGCTCGAAGCTGACATCAGCAGCGCTGCCAAAGTGAACGCAGCGTTTGACTTCAACATCATCAACATCGGTGGCACCAACGCCGCTACTGTTGTGGTGGGTACAGGCTGGACCATCGTTGGTACAGCCGCTGTGTCTGCCAACACATCCGCCCAGTTCCGCGCCCGTAAAACAGGTGACGGTACTTGGACGCTGTATCGCGTGGCCTAAACCATAAAACCCCTTCGGGGGTTTTTTAAGGACTCATCATGGCAAACAACAAACCTGTCGGCGTTGCATACGCTGATCCAGCCCTTGACAGCGCAACTTTTGCGCCTGTTACTGTTGCTCAATTGCCTGCCGCATCGACTGCTATTGCAGGAATGCGGATGGCTGTGAGCGATTCCAACGCAGCCTACACTGCTGGCATTGGTGCCTCAGTTGCTGGCGGCGGCTCTAACGTCGTGCCGGTGTTCTGCAACGGCTCGGCTTGGCTTATCGGCTAAACCAAACGGGGTCTTCGGACCCCGTTCTCATCATGCACATTTACCTCCAACACCCCGTTCACGGCCGAAAAATTGCATACATGGAGGCGGAAGCCGAACATGATGAAAAATATGGCTGGGTGCGCTACAATCCCGACACGCCTTCAGAGCCTGAAGAAGCGGCTAACACGCTTGTGGTAAAGCGCAAATATACCCGTAAGGCTGAAACCGAAGGAGTCTGACATGGCAACGTACACCGCTGGCGATCAAATCAACAGGGCACTGCGATTGCTGGGTGTACTCGCAGAAGGCGAAACGCCGTCAGCCGAAACATCTCAAGACGCCCTGATGGCGATGCAGCAGATGATTGATAGCTGGAATACAGAACGCCTGTCTGTGTTCTGCACGCAAGACCAAGTTTTCACATGGCCCGCTGGCCTTTTGAGCCGCACCCTTGGCCCTTCTGGTGACTTTGTGGGCAACCGCCCAGTTCTGTTTGATGACGCCACGTACTTCAAAGCGCCCAACGGCGTGTCGTACGGCATCAAGTTCATCAACCAGCAGCAGTACGATGGCATCGCAGTCAAGACTGTGACCTCCACCTACCCGCAGGTCATCTTTGCCAACATGACGTTCCCCAACGTCGAGATGTTCATCTACCCTCGTCCCACACAGGACTTGGAGTGGCACTTCATATCGGTTCAAGAGCTGGCCAACCCGCCTAGTTTGGCGACCGTCTTGTACTTCCCACCCGGCTACCTGCGGGCGTTCACGTACAACCTGGCGATGGAAATCGCACCCGAGTTCGGCCTTGAGCCAAGCCCACAGGTGCAGCGCATCGCCATGACCAGCAAGCGCAATCTCAAGCGCATCAACAACCCTGACGATGTGATGTCGATACCGTATGCCATCGTGGCAACACGCCAGCGCTTCAACATCTACGCGTCGAATTATTAAGCATTCATATTGTACAGGTAGAATGATGCATTCGTTTAAGCTCCAAGTATCTTTGATGCGCCTCCTCGGGTGTATTAAAGCCGCTTTCGCGAATGCGTTTGCCATTCACCATAATTTGCATCAACCATTTGCTCTGGTGCTCACAAACACCAAGAAACCCGCATTTGTTAGCCTTGGTTGCTTGACGCATGTTTTGCAAATTGCCAAAGCGGGATACTTCGCGGAGGTTGCTAAACTTGTTGTTTTGCTTATTACCATCGCAATGGTCTATGTGAAAAAGCGGAGATTTTCCGGTCATGTACAACCACGCAAGCCGGTGAGCCAATTGTTTTTTGTTGTTGATGGCGATAGCCCAATATCCGGTATTGGTCGGGCTACCAGCACGTTTACCAACAAGATCAGGGCGGTGGTGATGTGCCTTCCAGACAAAATTGCCCGTTTCTGGGTTGTAGTCAAGGATGGATCGAATATGGTCAGCGGTAATCATGAATTTGAGTTTACCATAGGAGCGACCAAATGAAAAGTCCAATATTGGGATCGGCGTATGTCGCTCGTAGCACCAATGCCGCCGATAACAAATTAATTAATTTGTTTCCCGAGGTTGTGCCCGAGGGTGGCAAGGAACCGGCGTTTCTGAACCGTGCGCCCGGTCTGCGTCTGGTGACCACCGTGGGCACTGGCCCCGTGCGGGGGATGCTGGAGTACGGTCAATGGCTGTACGTGGTGTCGGGTGCCCAACTGTACAAAGTGGACCAGAACTACGCTGCCACGTTTATCGGCATTGTGGGCAACACCGGCCCCGTGTCGATGGCAATGAACGGCACCCAGTTGTTCATCGCAGCCAACGGGCCAAGCTACGTCTACAACGCAGTTGACAACACCTATGTCGAAAACTCGTCGTTCCCACGGGCGCAGACGGTCACGTTCATCGATGGGTACTTTATCTTCAACGAACCCAACAGTCAGAAGTTCTGGGTCACCGAGTCGTATGACGGCACGGTGCTGGACGGTGCCAGCGTTGCCAACGCTGAAGGTTCTCCTGACGGGCTGGTGTCGCTGATCGCTGACCACAACGAGCTGTGGCTGTTTGGCGGCAACTCGGTCGAGGTCTGGTATGACGCAGGTCTGCCTCCACCGGGCGTGCCCTTCCAGCGCATCCAAGGCGCGTTCAACGAGATTGGCTGCGCTGCCACGTACTCGGTAGCCAAGCTGGACAATTCGCTGTTCTGGCTGGGCGCTGACGCCCGAGGCAAGGGCATCGTGTACCGTGCCAACGGCTACACCGGCCAACGGGTGTCCACGCACGCTGTTGAGTACGCTATCGCACAGTACGATGTCATCTCGGACGCGATTGCCTACACGTACCAGCAGGAAGGCCACGCCTTCTACGTGCTGACGTTCCCATCGGCTAACGCCACATGGGTGTACGACGCCTCGACACAGGCGTGGCATGAGCGCGGTAGCTGGGCCAATGACAGCTTTATTCGCCATCGCTCCAACTGCCGCGCTGTGTTCAACGGCGAGGTGCTGGTCGGTGACTTCCAAAACGGCAACATTTATGCATTCGATCTGGATGTCTACTCGGACAACGGCGGCGTCCAAAAATGGATTCGGTCGTGGCGGGCGCTGCCCACGGGCAAGAACAACTTGAAGCGCACAGCGCAGCACTCCATGCAGCTCGACTGCGAGGTGGGTTTCACGCTGCCGCCTGTCAGCCAGCCGGTGTTTCTGGTGACTCAGGATGAGGACGACATCATCACCGAGTCATATGACTTCTTAATTGACGAGACAGGTGTGACGATCAACCCCCAGCCCGTGGTGCTGCTGCGCTGGTCTGACGATGGTGGGCACACTTGGAGCAACTACCACGGCAAGGACATGGGCACAACGGGTCAGACTGGCAAGCGGGTGATCTGGCGCAGGCTGGGTATGACCATGAAGCTGCGCGACCGGGTGTATGAGCTGTCGGGTACTGACCCCGTTAAGATCGCCATCATGGGCGCAGAACTGATCGTATCGCCGACAAATGCTTAACGCCAACACCAACATTCCATCAAACAGGGTTCCGTTCTTTGACGAACGAACTGGTTTGATCTCGCGTGAGTGGTATCGGTATTTGCTGGCGCTGCTGGAGTCGGACATTGATTACACGCCGCCAAACGCTCCAGCACCAGTGCCGCTGAGTGGTTCGCCCTTGGTGTACGGCAACACGACAGAGCGCCCGATTGACATAATGATCAGCGGCGGCGGTGTGCGCAAGGTCGAGTTCCAGCGCGGCACTGGCACTAAGTACAACACGGGTTCGTACTACGGCATGTTCGGTTTGTCACCGGGTGACGCGCTGACCATCACGTATTCGGGCACGCCCACTATCACGGCAATTTCGAGGTAGCAATGCCAGTAATGACTCAGGAATGGCAAGACCAGAACCAGATCAACAAGCGCAATTGGTGCTTGGGTAACCAAGACGCAATTGACTTTTTGAATTGCTTCTTCGACGCCGTTGAACTGTGGGACGACTTGATCGACAAAGATGTGCCGATCAGCGACAATCATGTCAATCGGGTTTTTACGTCACTGATGTTTAGTTTGCCGTCAAACCCTTGGTTTATGGCAAATCACTCGTACTACCAACCATTGATCATGGCGTCCATCAACGGATTTCACGATGCCAATGACTTGGCAACAAGTGACAAAAAACACTTGCGAAACTTGGCGTTCCATATTCGCAACTTTGGAATTGAAATTCACATTGCCACCGCGTTTTTGGTAGGTGGGTTTGATCACATGCGTAAAATATCCCGCGAGATTCGCGAGTTCTACGCTTTTGAAACTTTTGACGAATGGGAGATTAATCATGCCTGATCCAGTAAGCGGAGCAATAGGCGGTAGCGCGTTATTGGGCGCATCATCGTCCAGAAGCGCAGCCAAATCACAGGAACGCGCCGCAGGTCAAGCCGCAGACCTTCAACGCGAACAATTTGAACGCCAGATTGAACTGCAAGCGCCGTTCCGCGAAGTCGGGCTGCGGGCGCTGAACAAGCTGGAAGGCGCGTCTGAGTACACGCCGTTTGGTATGGACCAGTTCCAAGCCGATCCTGGTTACGGGTTCCGGTTTAACCAAGGCCAGAAGGCGCTGGAGCGCAGCGCTGCGGCCCGTGGTGGCCTGATCAGCGGCAACACTGGCGGTGCCTTGCAGCAGTTCGGCCAAGGGCTTGCCTCGCAAGAATACCAAAACGCATTTAACCGTTACCAGACTGAGCGCAGCGCAAGGCTGAACCCATTGCAGTCGCTGGCCGGTGTCGGTATAACCTCAGTCAACCAGCTTGGCGCAGCCGGTCAAAATTATGCGTCTGGTATGGGCGCGGCGCTGGGCGCTGGTGCTCAAGCCCGCGCATCGGGCTACATGGGCGCTGCTAACGCTGCCGCTGGCGGCGTTGGTCAGTACATGAACTACCGACAGAACGAAGCCACTAATTCGTTGCTAAATCAAGCGCTGAACCGTAGAACTGGTGGTGCTGGTGTAACCAATACACCATATGATTTTTCCGGCGTTTCGGAATACAGTTAAGGACTGATCATGGCACTCGTTAACCCCAACATCGCAATGAGCTTTCGCCAGCCTGACATTCAGGCTCCGAACGCTTTGGCGCAGTTCGCCCAGATTCAGCAGATTCAAGGTGGTCAGCAGGCGCAAGAATTGGCACGCTTTCAGCTTGGCGCAGCGCAGCGCAGCGAAGCAACGCAAAACGCAATCAATAACGCTTACGCTCAGTCTGTTGACCCAGCCACAGGCACTGTCAACTACAACAAGTTGACTGGCCTTTTAGCAGCGGGTGGCGGGGCGTCGCAAATTCCTGCAATTGAAAAAACCCGTCGAGAGATTGAACTTGCGGCGCTTAACGCAAAAAACACTCAGTCTCAAATAGACGAGCGTGAATTTGGGTTGCAAAAGAAAAAACTAGATTTTGCGTGGAAAGCTGTTGGCGATGCATCGACTCCTGAAGATGCAATTGCTCAGTTGACCAAAGGGGCCAAGGATGGCATGTTTGACATGAAGTCGGTTACATCAGACATTCAGAAGTTGCAAAAAATGACAACTCCTGAAGAATACCGGCAGTTTCGAGCTGAAACCATGTTGAAAATTGTGGACGCCAAGGACAAGCTGGGTTTCATGTTGCCAAAAACACGCGACCGAGACACCGGCGGTTTTATTCAGCAAATTCAAGACAATCCATTTTTGCCTGGCTACAGCCTGCCGGTTCAGGGCATGGCACCAATTGCAAAAACTGCAACCATTGGCGAACGCACGGCGCAAGGACAGTTGGCTTTGGCGCAACAGAAATTTGCGTTTGAAAAAGCCAATCCCGGTTTTGAATTGAAAGAAGACGCCGATGGCAATTTCTACGGCGTCAACAAGCGCACCTTGCAGGCTATACCAGTAATGGTTGGCGGTGCTGCGCCTGCGGCTGCTCCAGCAACGCCTAGTGCAGGTATGCCAGGCCCACGAGTGCCTGCGCCAGCAATACAAGCTATTCCCGGCATGACCAGTGTGCTAGATCAACCAGCGCCTGCGGCTGCTGCACCTGCTTCTCTTGCTGCTGGTCCAACACAATTGCGCGGCAAAGGCCAAGGATTAACTGAGGGCGAACGCAAAGCCTCAACACTGTTACAGCGTATGCAATTTTCTCAAGGTCAATTGACGCAAGCTTTGCTAGATGATCCAAATGCGGCAAAACCCGGCTTATTTACATCGGCATTAGATATGCTGTCAACACCTGCTGCAAATACATTAACGTCCGAAGCGCGGCAGCGTGTTGCGTCTGCACAATTGGATATTCTTGACGCAGCATTGACGCTGGGAACTGGTGCAGCATATACAAAAGATCAACTTGAAGGCTATCGTAAATCTTATTTCCCTCAAATTGGTGATGGGCCACAACAAATAAAAGATAAAAAAGCACGTTTAGAAAACGTAATTTCTGCTGCAAAAATTGCTGCTGGAAAAGGGGCAGCATTAGTCCCAGACACATTGTCGGGCGCATCTGCAACCAATCCTTTGGGCTTACCAGGAATCAATTGATTATGGCCACACTTGCTGAATTCCGCGCTGCATATCCGCAGTACGATTCCGTGCCAGATGTAAAGCTGGCCGACTCGCTGCATCAAAAGTTTTACAGCCAGATTCCAAAGATGGACTTTTACAAGACCATTGGGCTTGATGCGTCTGCAATGATTCCCGGCAATGAAAATGCTGTGACTGGTGTTAAACCGCCAGAAGTGTCTATGCGTGACCGCATCGCTGGCATCATAGAAACTCCAATGGCTCTTGCAGCAAACGTGGCAACGGGCATTCCTGTGTATTTGGCTGGAGTTGGTGGGCCAGAATTTCAACGCAAAGTGGCAGGGCAGATTCAGTATCAGCCACGCACCCAGACTGCGCAAGATGCGTTATCTGCGGTGGCCGCTGGGTTTGATGCATTGAAATTGCCTCCCGTCATTGGTGGCGGCATGGGCACAACAATGAACGCTTTGGCTGGCCCTGCCATGCAGCAAACCCGTCAGGCTGTAGCGCCAGTTGTTCAGCAGGCAACCGCACCAGCACGCAATGTCTTGGCGAACGTAATGACCCGTGAGCAGCCTCAAATGCAAGGCATGGGCGCTGCAAGTACGGCAGATCAGCTTATGCGTGAAGAGCGTTTCCAGCGCCAAGGCATTCGTACTACTGCCGGCCAGCGTGAACAGAACTTGCAAAAGCAACAGTTTGAGTCAGAAGTTGAGCGCGGCTCTTTGCCCGGTATTTCGCCAGAAGCCCGAGAAAAACTTTCTAGACAATACGGCGCATTTGCAGAAGGTCAAAAACAAGACATTTTGAACAAATTTGAATTGATGACTGAGCAAGTTGGCGGGACAATTGATCGCAGTTCCCCTCGTTCGGTTGGCACTGTTATTGATAAAGCCTTGGTCAAGCAATACGAAACCAAACTCCAAAAAGTTGATGATGCTTATCAAAAAGCTAGAGACTCTGGAGAGACAAAACAAATTGTTGACACAAGCAAATTAGATCAATGGTTAATTGATAACGCCCCAGAAGCTATTTCTGTGCCTCAAATCCAAACCATTGGCGCAAAACTTAAGCAATTGAAAGAAGCCACGGGAAATCAGGTGTCAATTGATGACCTTGAAAACCTTTACAAAGTTGCTGGAAGTTTGGCTGAAGGCAACCCATCGGCTGCTGGGTTTATGGGCAAAGTCAAAGGTGTCATCAATGAAATGACTGAAGGCACTGGAGGCGATCTGTATCGTGCGGCCAGATCAGAGCGCAAGCAATTAGCCAAAGATTTTGAAAACGTCAAACGAGTTGATGATTTGTTGAGCACCAAAGCTGGCAAAACAGATCGCAAAGTGGCTTTGGATGATGTGTACAACCACATTGTGGTTGATGGCTCTTTGGAAGAAATGAGAACCGTCACTCAACTGCTCAAAAAAGGTGGGCCAGAAGGACAACAAGCATACAAAGAATTGCAAAGCTATACCTTGCAACGTATGAAAGATCTGTTGTTGAAAAAAGGTGATGAAACCGACAAGATGGTTTTCAACAATTTCAACAATTTTGTGACCCAGCTTGAACGAGAGGACAAACTGGCTTACATGTTTGGCAAAACTGGGGCAAATGAAATTCTTGACTTGAGAAAGTCTATTCAAGATGTAATGGTCAAGCAGCCTGGTGCTGTAAATTACTCTGGCACTGGCAGCGTTGTTTTGCGTGGCTTGGACAAACTGCTTCAATTGCCTGTAAAAGTTCCTGGCACGCAAACCGCAGCAGAATTTGTGCGTGGGAGACAATACAAAAAGCAGCTTGAAAAAGCATTGCAACAACCTAACCAGTTGGCTCCCAAAAGTCCCAACAAAAACGCTCTTGCTAAGTAACTAGGAACACATCATGCCCACTACGCTCATCCCCAGTCCAGTAATGCAGTTCTTCGACGCCAACGGTAACCCGTTGGTGGGCGGCAAGCTGTTCACCTACGCTGCTGGCACGACTACCCCACAGGCCACGTACACCGACTACAACGGCGGCACGGCCAACACCAACCCCGTCATCCTGAACAGCCGGGGCGAGGCAGCAGTGTGGTGCGGCGACAGCCGCTACTTCATGGTGCTCAAGGACTCCGACGATGTGGAGATTTGGACATCGGATAACGTCAACGGCCCCAACGGTCCTACGCTGGCCGTGCTGGCTGCGTCAAACGGCGCTACGCTGGTCGGCTACACCCCTGCTGACACTGGCGTGGCAACCACCGTCAACGACCGTCTGCAACAGATCGACGGCACATCGCCCACAGCCGCCGCGCTAGACGGTAACACCAAGGCACCGATCAACACGCTGCGTGACGCCTCGGCTGTCTCGGGCGGCACTGTTGGCTACGTCAACCCCAACATCTGGGCACGCACGATCACCGGTGCAACCGAGACATCATTCGAGTGGACCATCATCGGCATCGTGGACAACTACTCCGCTGCTGGCGAGAACGTGGGCGTCTACGGCCAAGGCAACAAGCGCAGCACCGGCCCGACATGGGGCATCGTGTCTGAGGCGCGTGACTACACCCAGACAGCCAACCCCACGGCTGGCCTGATCGGTATTGAAGCAGGTATCTTTGCCAACGGCACAGACACCGGCCTAAACCGTGTCGGTGTGGACATCTCCGTGGGCAAGGGCGTGTCGGGCGGCACGATCAACACCACCTCTTACGGCCTGCGGATCGCACCTACCAACATCGACCTGACACAAGGCCAGTTGACCAACGGCATCACGCTGCAAGGCAACATGACCGTGGGCGTTCAGGTGTCCAGCTCTGGCACATGGGGCGCTCAGTTCAACGGCACCTACGGCGTTGGTATTGATCTGAGCAACGCTACCAACAGCACATCTGCCATCCGAATCAAAGATGGCGAGAACATGGCGTTTGACGGATCGTCTGCGTACCGTCTGCGTCACTCCACTTCTGGGTCTATTGGTTTGACCTACTCTGTCAGCGGTGCAGACAAGGTTGTGCTCACGGACACAGGCTCAATTATTTTGGCCGAAACAGTCGTGTGGACCAGCGCTTACGCATCATCGTCGGCAACTGCTGGTGCCAATGGTGCACCCCCTGCACAAGTGGCTGGTTACTTGCGAGTCAACATCAACGGTGTTGACGTCAAACTCCCTTACTACGGCGTATGATTACACTGACCCTGACCCCTCAAGAACTGGCTGTCATCAACCGGGCGCTCATGCTTGCACCTTACGGTGAGGTCGCGCCCGTCATTCAGTCAATCAACCAGCAATTGCAGAAAGCCCAAGATGAGCACGATCGACGTGACGGAAGCCAGACTGTCAACCCATGAGGAAATCTGCGCCCTGCGGTATGACCAGATCAACGCACGCCTCAAGCGCATCGAAGCCATCTTGATGAAGACCGCTGGTCTGATGATCGTGGCGATGGGTGGGACAATCTTCGCAGCGATCTGGGTGGTCAAATGAGAGACTGGGCTGGTGCATTTATTGCAGCAGCCCTTCTTGTTGGGCTGATTGTCTGGTGCATCAAAATTTTTGTTGAGGTGGCATATGGTTGACCTTACCAAAGCCATTGGGGCTGTTGCCGCCAGTGTTGCTGCGTTGGGAGGCAGTTACACGCTTGCCGACAAGTTCGGTTTGTTTGACAAAGCCATCATTGAATGGTCGCCAGAGAATTTTAAGATTGTGGCAGAGGATGGACAGCCCATCACCGTCACGGTTGCGCGGATCAAGAAGCGCGACGACTGCTCTGTTGAGAGTTTTACCCCAAGCATTCGTGATGCGGCTGGTATGGTGCATGAAGCGACCACTACCGCAAGCAAGTTTAGCGGCCCAGCAGGGCCGGAAATTGACACGTTTACGTACCAACTCACGATGGTGAGAAAAGAAAAAATCGCCAGCGGAAAAGCAACGCTGCTGGCAACCATCAAATACAAATGTCCCGAAGGGGAGCGCGTTGTGCAGTATCCCCGCCACACCAACCTAAGTTTTGATCTAAAGGGGTAATTGATGTTCCCATTGACAGCACTGCTTGAGGTGGGCGGCAAGCTCATCGACAAGCTCATTCCTGACCCAGAAGCCAAGGCCAAAGCGCAACTGGACCTTGCCAAGATGGCGCAGGACGGTGAACTGGCCCGCATGGCAAACGACACCAAGTTGTTTGAGATTGAGCAAACGTCTATTACAGACCGGTGGCGGGCCGACATGGGGTCTGACTCTTGGCTGTCCAAGAACATTCGCCCTATGGCCCTCATAGCCATCTTCGTAGCCTACTTCGTGTTCACCATGATGTCTGCCTACGGGTACAACGCCCAAGAATCTTACGTGCAACTGCTGGGTCAGTGGGGTCAGATTATTTTCTTGGCCTACTTCGGTGGCCGTACAGTTGAGAAGTTGGCGGACATGAAGGGTAAGAAATGAGAGAAAATTTTGCAGAGGCGCTTCAGCACGTTTTGAAGCACGAGGGTGGCTTTGTTCATCACAAAGATGATCCCGGTGGTATGACCAATCTGGGCTGCACCAAGGTCGTGTGGGAAGAACACTGTGGTCACCCAGTGGACGAGAAGGCCATGCGTGCGCTGACCCCCGCTGATGTTGCGCCGTTGTACAAGCGCAAGTACTGGGACAAGGTGCAGGGCGATGAGCTGCCCTCTGGCGTGGACTACGCTGTGTTCGATGCTGCCATCAACTCAGGTCCGGGCCGCGCTGTCAAGTGGCTGCAAGCGTGCGTGGGCGCAGAGCCTGACGGCGCAATCGGCCCCAAGACGCTGGCGGCTGTACGGGCCGCTGACGCCAAGGAGCTGATCGACGACTACAGCAAGCGCCGTTTGTCGTTCCTGATGGACCTCAAGCACTGGCCTACTTTTGGGAAGGGCTGGTCGCGGCGCGTAGCTGATGTCGCCGAGTCTGCGAAGAAGTTCTGACGATCCAGCAACTGGCGCAGTACCAGCGTGTTGGACTGATATGGATGCCGCCTTCGGGCGGCTTCTTAGTTTCGCACTTGTCGCACAGTTTCAATGGGTGGCTTGTCATACTTCACGATTGTTTCAATTGTGGTGAACCTGTGCATGTTGCCACAGACGTATCTGCGGCGGGTTGTGTTGTCCATGCGCTTGCGTGTTTCCAGTACGTCTGAATATGCCTTGCATAGCGGGCACTTCATACCGTCTTCCTTATTTCCCTGATCTTGTCTCTGGTCATCGCCATGTTGAACACACTGTTCATACGGTACATCTTGTTTTTGCTTTGCTCATGCCTGCGTCTGTTGGCGGTGATGTTGGGCTTGGGTTTCTTCTTATCCGGCTTGTCACCGATCATAAATATCGCACGAGGGTAACGCCTTGCGTCATCATGCTCGTATGTCCAGTCGGCCACGTACAGGCGTTTGAGTCCATCCTTGGTGCGCTTGCTCATGCGGTTGAGCACAGCGTGAGCGTCATACCTGCCGATGTCTGCGTAGTCTGCAAACTCCTGCGCAGTAATCTTGCCGAACTCATGCAGCGCCTCCCATGCCTTGGTTACCAGCACTCCCTTGTTTGTCGTGGTCAAGTGTTCTTCTCCCGCAGCTTGGCCTCGATGGCTCTGGCAACGTCAATTCGGTGCTGCTCCCACGGCACTGTGTAGTCAACACTGCGCCATGCCTTGTCAATCTCCTCGTCCGTCAGGCCCACCCACTCTCGGGGGGCCACTGTGGCTCTCACAGCTTCCATACGCATAGCGGCTTCGCGCTCGATGCGGTTGAACTCTTCGTCCTCTTCAGTCATTTGATGATCCTCATGAACGCACCACATCGGGCGCACTTGTAAATGGGTTGGCCGGGTACAGCCTCCCATCGGTGTTGGCAGTCGGTCATGTCTTCTGCTCCCGAATCCA